AGTTAACTGAACTTGTATTTTTGCATTCGTGCAACTTACATTTTTCAGCAAACACTTCAGTACATACCCTTTGTTTTGCTTAACCGCAACTCAAACCACCCAAACAAACTCATAATGACTCCTCCCGTCGTCTTTTTTGATGATGATACGAGGACATATGTTTCCTTAGGAAACAAGCTCTTTGCAATTGAGAGCGATTATTTCATGCCAGAGACCAGCATGGTTCCGGACGCCCCTGTGGAGTCCCAGATTGCCGCCGATGGCCCAGTCTCTGAGAAGTCTGTGGAGGAAGTTCCCCTTCCCCCCCAGAAATCTCAGAACTGGGTTATCGTCGACAACTGGGATGACCTGGTTGCCCCTATCCTCATTTCTCCTAAACGTAGGAGGAAGAACAACTTGAAGAGGATTAAAGCCAAGCTGCTCGCTAAGAGACTCAAGAGAAAGTCGGAGGATCTTACTATCCCCTCTGACTCCGAGACCAATATTGGTGACGTTAAAGAATTCACCATCCCTGACATACCCACACATCGCAACATCTACAGCAGCCTGGAGATTCAAACTGCCTCCTCTAACGAGGGGAATCGCGACTCTCCTTCCGAAAGTACCACCTTCGGATGGGCTGTCTCCCCGTCTTTTTACGACGGTTTGTTCCATTCCTTTAACAAGGGAAGGGGACAACCCTACCGTGACGAATTCGGTCACCGTGGATGTGCTAGATGTGGCATCTCTTTCAGATCGAAATCTGAAATAAATTCTCACATGAAGAGATGCTATTATGGGGAAAATGACCTTTGGGGCCATGATTTGGACATGTACATTAGACATGTCATCTCTCTCTTTGATGAGGTTGACGAGATTCCCCCCGGACATAACAACAATGTTCACCGCGGGCGCAATCCCATCAACTCCATTGGAGAGAAGCAGGGCGTCGGTAACTGGTTAAACCCAGAGATCGAACCCTTTGTTTCCAGAGAGACCTCACCTGCCCCCGCAGAAGTCCCTGAGCCCCAGGCGGAATCTCCTCCTCCTTTGGAAGAAACTCCACCCGTGGCCAATCCGGAAGTCATAGTTAAGACCGGGCCTCCCACAGAATCCCCTTTCACTAAAACACCAACTGTAGAGGAAGCTTATGGAACAACTCAAGCTCCTAAGGTGAGGGAATTTTACGCTTCAAAGATGAAGCGCTTGGGCGAGGCTAGAAAGAAGGCTCCTTCCAGGATCACAGTTTCAGCAGAGATCGAGATTCCACCCGTTTATACCAGGGAAGAAGCCAGAAAGATAGTCGCTCAAATGCACCACGTCAAGAAAGAGACTGACAAACCCAAGCCTGATCCAGTTAAACTAGCTGGAAAGATAGAGCGTGGAAAGAAGGCTGCAGAAGCCCCCTTTAGAAGGACCATATTTTTCACCGATCCCAGGGTTGAAGTTCCGACCACAGATGAAGAAGATTCTGAGTTTGAAAGAGACGGTGAAGAATTCTTTGCAGAAGACACTCATGTGAAGCCCGAAGTTTCCATCCCTAGGGGCAAACCAAGCCCTAGACCTGAAGGAGGATTAGACCCCACAATGAGAACTAGAGAGTACTTCCTGAGTAGAGTCAACAATATCAAGCTCATCCTGGAAGAAAGAGGAATACCCCAGAAGAATTTTCCAGTTATATTATATTGTCCAACAGAGAATGAAGTGTGCCACTTCAGGGCCGGCGCAGAAAACATCAATCCCAAGGCCGCCTCATGGCTCATGCACTTCATAAATTTGGAATACTTTCCAAAGTGGTGCCTCTATGAGTACTGGAAGACAGACCCCCACATAAAGAAAGTGTTTGACGCGCTTTTCAAGCTATATCTACGCAGCGAGATGCCTTATCATGATATGAATTTCAAGAGGATTTATACCAAGGCTAAAGACTGGCAAAGCATAGATCTAGTCAAACTATCTTCTCAGAGTTGGGAGTGGAGCAAGAAGAATGGGTGGGAAGTTCTCCCATCCGACTTTACTCAACATGCCACAACTGGAAACGTTTGTAGATATGTTCTGTACAATTCGGACAAACCATCAGTTTTCGACAGTATAGAACAGACTGAAGAGCCCGTCTGTACACCTGAACAGGGCCTTGCAATTATACAAGAGATGGATGTCACCACACCATTTGAGAATGCTATGAAAACTATGTTTTCTGGAATAACTCTGCTCAATACCATGCAGATAGGATCCATAATAGCATCATCGGTTGCCGTCATTATCAGTATAAGGAATGTCATATCCCTTGAAAAGAAGAGCTGGATAGACACCGCATCTTTAATATCGGTTTTAGTCGCTTCTTTTACATCCCTTGTTTGTTCTTGTATCGCAACATACATAACCGCCTATGGCAGGAAATGCCTTTTGGCTAAAGTTACAGATTTTGTTGCAGTTAAGAAGAGCATGACAAAGGCTTTCACTGGATTTTTCACCGAAACAACTGAAATCCAGAGAGAGAAAAGAGACAATGCCTGCGGGCTGATAATGACAGCAATCTCTAGTGTTATAGGATTGTTTTCGCCAGAATTTGAAGGTTTCATGGAAAAGAGAGCCAAAACTATCAGGAACACCGAGGTAGTTTCCAACAGTGTTGAAGATATGTGGTCCAAGATCTCCGGTGTATTTTCGAATGCTGAGGAACCTTGGGAGGAATCCGCCAAATCTGCGGTGGAAACTCTTACTAGCTTAAATGCCACTCCTTTGTCCCAGTATGCCAGCTTGCCCTTTCTAAATTCTAGGGCCAGTAAAATAGCTGACGTCGAAGCAGTTCTGAAGAGGTTGGACGCTCTAAACAAAGATGCCAAAGCCTCCAAGACCCTTCAGATATACATCGCTAGGATAACATCTCTTTTGGTAATGTGTGACAAAACCTACACTGATGCCAAGTCTCTTGACATACTCTCCAGAGTTGTCAGGAGGGAACCAGTTGGAATCAATTTTTATGGCCCTCCAGGTCATGGAAAGACCCACTATGTCACCTATGTCCTCCGCCCCAAAATCGCGGCAGCTCTGGGCATATCATCATCTTATGTCATAAGCACTGGTGCCACTAAATACGCCCCCAAAATAGGTTCTGAAAACTTTTACATAGCTGATGAGTTTTTGTTCTCGGGTAAGGAAGACTTTACTTTGTCGTGCTACACTTCACTGTTAAGTTCCGGCCCTTGCAATATGGACTCTGCTTTTGTCAAGTGTCAGATTCCAGGTTTTGGCGTTGTATTTACAATATCCAACAAGAACCCAGGTGCCATAGACTATGGCAATGCATATGGAATGTCTGATTCTGCGAGTGATGCACTTTTGAGTAGAATGAATCCTATAAAGCTAGTTGATGCCAACAGGACAGACGACCAAGACAGGTACTCTGACCAGAATGATGAGAGTAAAGATCTCAAGTTCTCATTTGTTGGACCCAACGGAAAGGAGACCTTCATCACAGAAGACCAAATAATAGCCAGGATTGTAGAACAATACAAGAAGTTTGAAGTGGATTACCAGAAACGTTTAGCCATTTCTGTTGCCGAGATAGAGGCTCAGGCCAATATGACAACGAGACAGAATGAAAGCGTTTTGAGACCCCACGTCTTCACATTGTTCGGTAAACCGGGTGTTGGAAAGTCTAGACTTCACGAGACTACCGCAAAAGCCTTATCCCTCAAGTTTGGGATACCGCTTGTCAAAGTAGACTCAGATTTTATAGATTATGAACATCCATGTGTATACTGGATAGAAGACCTTGTAGTTCGAAATCCACAAGGCTATTGCTCATTTTATGATGCTATAAATCCGCTTTCCATAGTCCTATTGAGTGAAAATTTTAAGATCACTAAAACAGCTAGATTGTTCTCAAAAGACACTTATGCGTTGATCATAGGAAACCACACACCAGAGGGCATTTACAGACGTCTCTCCTTCACAGCCCTCCGAGAGGGGGCTCGTAACAAGGAAGAGTACATGTGTAGAGGCTCCTTTGATGAGATGGGCTTTGACAAGCTAAAAGAGAGAGCCGTCTCCAGATTTCCATCACGTGAGCCGGTTTCCTCCTATATGGACTTAATCAACTCTGTACTAGAGAAGAACCTATACCCTAAGTTGATAGAAGAACACCACAGTGGGGCAGAAGATACTGAGCCCGAGGTTTATGACCTAGTCATAGATATTTCTACGGGTCCACCTCCTATTGCAGAATGCATGAGAATAGCAATTTGCGACTTCGAAAATCTCACCACCGCTACCATAGGTGATCATGCTAAATTAGCCACTCTTAAGAACGTGGTTGATTCTAAGTGCATAAAGCCAGTTATGATGAATTATCTGACAGGGCTAATTACTATAGATGAGGCAGTCTTGCAAATTCTAGACTATATATCAACCATAGATCAATCCATCACTATGCAGTTCATAGGCTCTGACAAGATAATATCTTACCACCATGGAAGAGCCCACACGGATAATGAGGGGCCCATCAAGGAAGCTAGAGCTGTTAGGTACAACAATGGATATTATATCTCTGTCGAGCCCATGACTTGGATTAGTGACGCTGAGGCGGACAAAATACAAGAAGGCAAGATCAGGGAAGTTCCCATGTTCAAGTACCGTGACAAGGAAGTCAGGAAGAGAGTTACCACCGCCATCAAGTTGGCAAGAAGTGCTGCAGCTGTGGATCCCGACACCACCCCTCTCATAATTGAGGAGAAAAAGAAGGAAGCCAGTAAGATCAAAGATATACTCCTAAGAATAAAGAGAATCAAAGGAGTTTGGGACGTAATCAAAATACTTCTCATGATCGCAGTTGTGGTTGGTACCATAGCTGCCGGAGTAAAGCTCTGGAGAACCATGAGAAAGAAGCCCGAAGATACTGAGATTTTAGAAGTTAAATCCACCTTTAAACTTCTCAAGAGGAAAGATGAACCTGACGTTCTGGTAGAAGAGAAGCCCGGTGGAGCCACCAAACAGTGGTATTCCACCAAGGCCAAAATTCCGTCTAAGAAAGAGCAGGAAGAGATTGCCAAGCAAGTCAATTCTGAAGAAGTTTCCACTAAAGAACAAGGAGACAGCGGAAGTGACAAGGAGGAAATAGAACCCCTCAAGAAGAAAGGAAGAGGAAAAGACAAGGTAACCAAGAGGAATGCAGTATTAGATGATAGTGACGACGAAGATTACAACTCCTCCATGAGACCTGCTGGACAGCCATTCAGAGCGAGAGCTTGGAATGGCAACACAGGAGAATGGGAGATAAGAGAGTATGATTTGCAGACACTAGAAAAGATGCTGAAAGAAGCTCAAACACCAGAGAAGAAGAAGAAGTGGCAGAAAGCCATAGAAATGGTCAAGGGTCCTGTCGAACGCAACATGGTTAAAACCGTCCTTCCCGACCAAGGAATTTCCACCACCAATTCACAGCTCTCTATAATCCAAGAGAAGTGTGAGAAAAATTCTTGCTGGGTTTCATATATTTCACCTGAGGGAGCCGTCAATGGATGCATTGGACACTTCATAGGAGGAAAATATATCCTAACAGTATCTCACATAGCTGATGCCAGTGACAAGGACCCCAAGTACACCATATATGAAGATGGGGCCGATTGGAATGCAGATTATGTTTGTGAATTGAAAGAGAGAGATGTGACACTGCTTAAAGTCAGGGAACCAACATTCCCTGCCAAAAAGAGTCTCTTGCCTTTCTTTTGTAGGAACACTGACATAACGGAGGGAAACCTAATGGATGTGAGACTGATGCTCTACACCACCAGAGGAGTCGAAGTATACCATGGAGCTAACGCTCAGGACATGCCAGAAAACCCTAACTGGGGAGTATTAGCTGGAGGATCCATATCCCATTACAACCCCCATGAACTGAGGGTTGATTGGGTTGGGATTCGGGATGTCCCGACTGAGGCAGGAAGTTGTGGCTCATTTTACATGTTGACCAGTAAGAAATTGGAATCACGTAGAATTGTTGCCATTCACACCACCTTAGTTCGGAGCTTGAGAGAAACCATAGGATCTATAGTCACCTCAGACGCTCTAATAGAAATGATGAGAGCTGACGGGGCTGAATGTATCCGCCAAGGTACTACACTCAAGCCAGAACTGGTTGGCCACAAGGCCAAGCATCCCATTACAGGAGAAGAGTTTTACATCATGGACAAAGATTACAATGCCATCAAGGATGTTTCATCAGAGGCGTTTGACCTGCCTGCGACCGACAGATTTGTTCAACTGGGATTTTGCCCAGCACTCTGGAGACCTTGTAACTCTAGTAAAGAAAGATTTCTTAGGAGTCCGCTCCATAAGCATACAACTTTACCTGACCAGTGCAAGCCAGCTCCCCAGAATGTTAGTGAGCTCACCCCAGAGGCTAAGGCCAAATTAACCACCAGGGATGGGAAGCCACATATATTGGGCAACCAGATAAGCTACCTTGCTTTTGACCATAAGCCATGTGATAAGGTCATCCTCAAAGAGATCGAGGACTTTCTAGTTAAGAACTTCGGAAAGTTTACTCATGGTTTACGTCCCTTGAACAATTCTGAGGTTCTCAATGGAGTGTTGAACCCCAATGACCCACTATATGGAAATCTTGGTCCCATAAACATCGAGAAAAGTTGTGGGATAATTGGAAAGCTTGACAATAGAACCAGAAAGAGCGACTATCTAGAGAAGGTAGAGCAGTCTCCGGGAAATTACACCATCCTGTGGAAGAAAGACAAAGTTTCACAAGAAATGAAGCAGAGAGTTAAGACCATAGAGAGTGTTGCCAAGCACGGAATGAAGATATCTTGTTTGATCGAGGATAACACCAAAGTTGAGATGCTCCCCGAGGAGAAAGCCGACAGAGGTGGAACCAGATGTATAAAGAATTCCCCAATAGATGCATTCTTGTTCCAAAGGAAGTATGCTGCTCCCATCCAGGCCTGCCTGCGCAGGCACAGATGGGAGAAGGGTAACCCCTTTGTTATTGGAATGAATCCGTACACAGAAACATCAGTCTTGTACAGGGAATTAAGCAAGATATCTAATAAAGGCATAGCCTTGGACTTCAAGAGATTTGATGCCACCTGCAACAAGGATATCCAGGAAGTGGTCAAGAACATCCAAGTCAGACTGTATCAAGATACGTTGGACCCAGATGATGTTGTTGGCCGTGAGGAAATCGCCAATGTTTTTGAGGTTATAAAATTCCACAATTCCCAGGACATGCATATCTGTGATGGAGTTCTCTACATGACAGACGGTAGCATGAACAGCGGAGTTTATGGAACCAATAAAGATGACGGCTTCAACAACACCGTCGCCTGGCTCTATGTCGCCATCAAATGTTGGCAAAAGAGCAAGGAGTATGACCCGAAAATGTCGATTCAGAGTTTCCTCTGGAACTTCTTTAAGAGTTGCAGGTTTTTCATCAATGGAGATGATTTCATTGCCACCATGCTTGCAAAGGTTTGCGAGTGGTTGAACTATGATACGGCAAGTGTTGAATACCTTGCCATAGGAATGGTTCCCGACTCCCCCGCAAAGAATGGTGAAGGGATGATAACACCCATTGTCTCATTGAAGGACATGGACTTTAGCAGCAGGCATTTCAACTTTGATAAGGGTTCCGACAATGTCATGGGCGCTCTCAAGACAATATCTATAGAGAAAGCGTTCCACTGGACCACTTCAGAGAGCAAGACTGACATCGTCAATGCTATACATAGCGCGCTCATAGAGGCCTGTGTTCACGGTAGATCATATTACAACAAGATCGTTGCCGAGTACAACAGATGCTCCAAGATCATCTACAATAAGAACAAGTTGGATCTAGATTATATCCCAATGACCTATGAGAAGATGTGCAATGCGCTATGGGGTGAGAGGATTGAGTCCCCTAAGCTTAATACTATCCCCGCGATAGACTTGACTTCAGAGCTGGTTGACCTAGCCCTTACTGAATATCAAAGCAAAGTGGGGATGACTACTAATGTTCCAAAGAAGTCCGTGGAAGAAAGATATAACATGGACAGAGATTCTGGAAGCGAGGCGGAAGAATCGCCTAGCACTTACCACGTTAGTGGAGGCTCTCACTCAGTCAACATCGAGTATTACGAGCTCCCAAGAGTCGTTGAAACAACATCAGGAAGCAAAGTCAGAAGACTCTTGCTTTCTGCGTGCGCAGCGAGAGATCTTGTTAGCGCAAGTGGAGTTCCTATCACTGACGATCCATTCAAGTGCGGACCCCAGAAAGAGCGACCACCAAGGGGGTGGACACGAACCCCCAGACACGACAGAAGAGTGCTCACCATCGAGTTCTCTGATGCCTTCACAGAGGGAGAGGTTGAAGAATATTCTCAGACCGTCCTCATGAAGATATTGGATGAGATGGCCTACGACCGCCACTACAAACTCCGTTTCCAAACGGAGAATGATGACGGTTGGAGGCCACCCCCTCCAACGCCTCACAATGAGGCAGAAACCGCCGCAATCCCGGACGACATCCCGGATGAAAAGCCTGTTTCCTCGACAGAATCGGGGCAGCAACTAAGTGGAGCTAGCTCACTTAAAAAACTAGAGATACTGGAAACTAGGAGTTTTGCCCAGTGTGTCCTTCAGGGCACTTGCAGCTCCAAAGACAAACCCACCGACGACCTGAAGCAGCTCGTCAAGTTCTTCCAGAACACCACCTACGATGAGTGGAAGGCCTACGACCCGGCCATCCAAGACTATCTTAGAGCTGCTCAATCTTACTTCGACAAGAGGCCCCATGCAGTCCCCTTGGCGATGCGCATCCGCCTTAGGCTTGCTGAGGACACTACTGACTTGGTTGAAACCATCAGACAGAGTACACCACAAGTTGGAGGAGATGCCATGAAAAACGCTTTCATGACTGGGAAGTCTGGAGGATCAGCGGCTACTACAATGGCCCCTGACATCCCAGCTTCCGCAGAGGAGATAATGCATGGCGACGGTGCTAGTATGCCCGGCACAGGACCGGCGGAACTCGGGATCATGAATCCTGCCGCCATGGAAGGCTTTGGGAGTGTAGATCCCACATGGCTTGACATGGTTGGCCCCAGGATGAATCTTGAGGACGCCCTTTACGGCCAGGCATACGAAACCGGCAAAGGCATCATCACTGCAGATGCTCCCTTGGGACAAGTTCTCTTTGAGACAGCATATGGAGACGACAAAATGCCTGCCATTGTGAAGAGATACATCTCGCTCCACAGGTATGCGTCAGGAGGAATAGAGCATGGCTTCCAGTTTACTACGGGATTAACTACCAATGCACAGATACTCTGTGCTTGGATGCCCCGTGGTAACGGAACTGCCACTGCCACTTCCTATGGCACATACACCACAGCTGAGCTCTTCAGGGCAAGGAGGTTTTGCGTCCTCCAATTGGCTGGGGCGGAGAACTTCGTCACAGTCAAGTGCAACGACATCCTCCTGAACAAATTCGTCAGAGGTTCTGATGAGTTCGGACTGACCCTGGAAAAGATAGACGACAGGCCCAGATGGGTCTTTGTCCTCTGGAATTCCATCCAGGATCTTGTTGGTTCGAACACCGTCAGCGTCTCTTGGAGAATCTTCACGAAGGTTTCCGAGGATTTCAGATGCACTGACTTTGACATAGCCTCCTTCACAGCCATGGGGGCCCAGGGCTCTCCCATCAACTGTCAGATCACCTTGGATGCCACCAAGTATCTTAACATCATAGGCAAGACCCAGATGCAGCTACCTATCTACCCATCCAAAGGAGCAATCCAGACTGCCGGAAAGGCCTATGCCAGAGTGGCTCCCTATCTCGAAAGGAGTGGCCTCACCACCAACGTCGAGGGAGTAACTCAGGGCTGGGACTTTACAACAGTTCCCATCACCAGCATTGGACAAAAGAACCAGGACCTGTTGGGAGCAGCTAACTTTGCCTGCTTTTCCACGTTCTGCGTCTTCTTTGAAGGCGATCTGGACGGCTATGCCGAAGACATCCTAGCATGTGAGTACACTGACGGTGGAGATCTCGCCGGCTGCGGCTTCTCAGCGAAGTACTTTGAGCATGATGGAGAAATCTACCCATCCAACTTCGGTGGTTTTCTCTCTGCCTACAAAGAGTACCAAGCGGGCATCAGCCTGGGCCTTGGGACGGCCATCCACTACTACAATCCCAGGGCGAAGAACCCCCTTGCGAGCTTCAGCTGGAACTGGTCAATGACTCCCACCACGATCTATGCCCAGTCAGAGGTCTCCGTGGACTACGAAGTTCCCACCAACTGTGAGACCACCACGACCCTCTACAGGATCAGTAGCTACCAGAGAGATTCTGGCCTGGTCACCTCCATTATGATTTGGGGGGCGCCTGTCATGCTCTATCACGCTGCCTCCCCTGGGGATCCGCAGGACGTCACTTCGGACTGGAACCCCAAGTTCAAGGAGCTTAAAACCTTTAGGCTTCTTGGACTTGACGCTCCAAGCTTCAAGTACTCCTCCTATCCTGGGACTGGGATTCCCCCGGCGGGATGTATGAGTGTGACCTTCTCAGGAGCACCCGTTTCCCCCACCTACGTTGGACAGGAACTCAACACAGTTTGGGCCCATGACAAGACCAACCACAATGTGATTATCAACATCTATCGCATTTTGGCTGGACTTGGGATGTACGTGCCCCCCTACGCAACGAGCATATTTGCAGACTTGTACACGGGAAGCACTAAGATGGGCACTCTTGGGTTTCAGCCCTACTATGGGATCACCTCCATTCAGATCAACACCAACGTGAACAGAGGCTTTATCTCGATAGATCCCACCCACTACCTCACCAACTTCGTAGTTGCGCAGGGCAATCCGAACCCGCCCCCCTTCTCCTCTGGATACATCCAAGTTGTCCCTGAGAAGGCCTCCCCAACATCGGAGAGGGCTACTGGTCTTGATATCAAACAATTCAACAGAATGGTTGATAGGAGGATCAGAGAGCTCATCTCAGATGATGCGGTGGACCTGGCTCCTAGGAAGAAACAGTCATCCTGGATCGGAGCAATCCTGGGAGGAATAGGTGGAGCAGGAGCGGGAGCGGCCAACGCTTGGCAGAACCAGTATGACTGGAAGCAGAGGAAAGACATGCAGAAGTATGAGCTGGAAAATGAACTGGACAAGATCAGGCTCAAGCACAACTTCAATGCTATCAATTCCCACTACAAAGGTTACAACTGGGGATCCAATGGGGGCATCAGCCACTCTGGAAGCAAGGTCAATCTAGGGGTGAGTAGGAGCGTTCTCCCCCAAACAACACAAAACGCCCACGGCTCTGGAGCCAAGTCATTCAAGAACTCTGACTGGCTCCAGGGCAAAACCCAGGACTACTCTTACAAGAGAAGTGACTGGACAAAGCTCAGCAACCCTAACAGCAGGAAGAGTAGCACCTCTTCCATTGTTGCCGGGCCGAAGCCTGCCACCCAGACGGTGAAGGCTCAAGTGCACACAGAACCCGCGAAAGCGCAGCAAGCGGGTATAAACAAAGCTACGCCGGCACTTAGCGCCCCCAATGGGGGAGGAGCGGTGGCGACCACCTAGAGGGTCGGACATCCTGACAAAACACCTCTGATTGAATCCGAAGCCTAGGTCACTGATGGCACAGCAGCTCTGCGCCCGGTCTTGCGAGCCGAATAATACGCATGATTATCATAGTTTTCCATCGTAGTTTTCTATTTAATAATTATTTCCAATGTAAAGTAATCAACCATGTTATATTAAATTTGATTCCTTCCAATCACGGTAACGCCGCTGCCCCAGATAGGGTTGTCCTTAGTACTGAGCAGTTTCGAACAATCTCCGGTTTGGTTTTTGATTTCGG